CTACTTTCCAAAGACGTTAATTTGCCTGGGCGTTTTGGCCATTATCTGCTCAAGCGCAATTTTGGCTTCAAGTTCGCTGAAAGTATTTTCAGAGATAAATGAATCGTCATCGCCGCAGATTGAATCGAGCGGAACTGCCAGCACGTTTCCCATGCGTTTATTAGCCGTTTCTTCACGCTTCAACGTCGTCAGCCGATTATACAAGCTAGCCTTGAAATAGCAGCCGTAAGTTGCTTTCGTCGTTGTCTGATTGTAGCTGAGAGCCGTAGAGCAACAGATAATATAAGCCTCTTGAAGCAAATCGTCCCGATCCAAAGTTCTGAAATGAAACGAATTGATCGCCCTAATAACCAACGGCTTGTATTTTGCAAACAGCTCTGCCAATGAGTCCTCGCAATGGTACTCCTTAAATCGTCGAAGCAATTCTTTCGTTGCTTCATCTTCGTTTTGAGTCATGATAATGCCCCCTTATAAATATTCCTGTCGTGACTTGAATGTCACGAATATAATATAATTCCTTTTAAGTGTTTTGTCAGCTTTTTTTCATCTTAAAACACCACTTTTAATAATTGTGTAATATTAAAGAAATAAAGTAACAACTAAGTCTGTTTTTTTGTAAAAAATGAATTTGACAATTTTATCATGAAACGGTGGTGAATAGTCTTATCGGTTTCTGGTGCAGTAAGTTTGAGGAGACTTCTTAATCACTCGATTTTAGAGAATTGGAGCTCCAAATTGATTAAAAAGTCTATTGAAACTTATTTTGTTATCTCAAGAACAAAATTGTACTTTAAAAAACAATTTCAAAACATGTCCGTATTTTGTTTCGTGAGTACAGAGATTGTGTAAGGAACTTTAAAAAGATGATACGAAATCAAAAAATTGCAATAGGGGGGCTGTATTAGGAAAGTATGATTAAACCGAAGAAAAGGAAGTTTTATTTGCTAGAAAATCATCATTATAAAGTCGTAAAATACTTCTTAGAGGAACGCTCAGATAACAAATCAGTTCCGATTATAGAGGTGGTAGAAAATGAATAAGAAACCGTATTCTGACAGAAGATGGCATGATGCTGATTTTGAAACTGTAATGAACCTTAAACCGCTTAAACATTCTGAAGAATATAAGAAAAATGCAAAGGAATGTTTCAGCGGGCTGTTTGGCAGAGAATTCAAAGAAGAAGATTTACCCGTAGAATTACAAACTTTTGAGAAGGAGGATACTAACGGCTAATAACAATTACTTTTCAGCAGCTTATAAAATTTTGTCTTATCTTAAATATTGTTACGAAAACGGAGAAATTCAGATACCAATATTTTACGGCAGACGTTACCTTTCCAAGACGAGATGTTTCAACACTGGTGGCGAAATCAGCGTTCAGCCGACGATTTCCGACAGCGATTACCACGTAAGCGGCGGAAACGCAGACTTGCAAGGATGGCTCGGAAGCTACTAAAATAATAAAAGCACGCTCATTATCGGGCATGCTTTTTTTGTCAAAAATATGATTTTGATGCATAATATATTAGCAACGAGCTTCAGGGTGACAACCGTGCTTTTTGATAGAAAGAGGCGATTGCTATGATTGCTAAAAACTTGAGAAAGGACAAGCGGTCGGTGGACAGATTAATATCCATCTTTTCAGCCGTCATATCGCTATGCGGTTTTGTACTGTCGTTATTAACGTACATTGACGACAGAAAAAAATAGTCGCCCTAACCCGCTAAGTTCAGGGACGACTATTTTTTAAATGATAATAAAGGTCGTCACTGTGAAGTGACTTGCACAGGTCTTGTCGAACAATCGGCAAGACTTTTTTACATCTTTATCATAACATCAAACTGTTTTTGTAACCAGCAAAAATTACGGTTGATAAATTATTTTGAAATTTTCTTTGTCTATGCTTGAGATATTGTTGCGAACGGCACAACAATAAAAAAGTGCACTGGCGACCACCAATGCACAAGTTTAATTTAGAGGTGATATCCTTGAGGGTGTACTCTAATGCGCTTGGCTGGTGGTGTACTGCAATACACCAGAACAAAAAGCGCTCCTGCTAGACTATCAGCCTAATTGTTTTTAATACAATCTATTGTTGATTTTATTATAGCACGGTTTGGCGACTTGCTCCATTTAATATAATAAAAAAAACGCCCTGAAAAGGCGGCTCGTGGTTCGACGGTAGCACATACCGCTTAAACGTTAATTTGATTTCCACGAGTATACAGCGTATCTCTACCTGCAATATGTATTATAAACTGTTTTCGTATTTTATCAAGGTTGTGAAACGCTTGTTTAGCAACGTTTCAGTATGTATTTTTTGTTGAACGACAACTCAAGTCTTTTAGAGATAATGGCTATAAGTTCTGTAAATGGCACGCAGAGCCTAGTGCTTGTAATATTTGCAAAGAAATCGCTGAGAATGATAATGGTTATGGAGTAGGTGTTTACCGTGCAGATGAAGTTCCTAGCCTGCCTGCTCATCCTAACTGCAGATGTGGTCTGGGTGCTTACTGGGTGGATGAAGAGAAGTATCTATTACAAAATGAGACGACAAAAATAACTCAAAAAGATTTAAAAAATAATCTAACTGTAGATAGAGATTTAGTAAATTCAAAGTCTTTTCATGATAAATTTGAAAGAATGAATTTACGAAAATCTGTGAAAGAAATGTTATATCAAACAAGTCTTGAAATGTTGGAACATAGAGATGGAACTAATAGCGAAGATATAGCAGCTATAGATATTAGAATTGGTAATAGATTGTTCTTTAACATGAGTACTATTGATGAATCAAAAGTAAATCCAACTCTAGAAGAGTACAAATTAATTGAAAATAATGATGATAAAGTGATTTTAATTCACAATCATCCATTAAGTGGTCGTCCTTCATGGGCTGATATAAAAACATTGCAGTTAGGCAAGAAATACATTGATAGATCTATTATTATAGGTCATAAAGGAAATGTTACTGAAATATCTTTGTCTAAGAGAAATAAAGATATTATGAAAACGCTTGAAAATGGTATAATTACTATGTAAGAGATGGATTTACAAAGCAAGGATCGATTTTAAAAGCAACAGATAAACTGTATGAGGAGAAGGTGCTCCGCTATGTCGAAAGATGAACAAAGGCTAACATGGATGGCTATTGATGATACTTATTGTGTGTCTCCTGAAGAAGAAAGAAAAATACTGGATAGAATTAATAAAAAAATAGAGAGTAACTTTGAATTTAAGAAAAGAGAAGAAGTAACAGATAAATATTTAAAAGATCATAACATTATATAAAGCATTCACAGAATTATTGTGGGTGCTATTTTTATTATACGCCACTGCTTAGAGTTATAGACGACCAGCAATAGCCGTCTTTTTTATAAGGAGAATTAATCGGAGTCTTATAAAATTAACTACGCTTTACGAAATAAAGAAATACTTAGTGAAGCGCAAAGAAAATTAGTTACGAATTTAGATAATGCAATTGATAAACTGCCTAAGTATTCTAGCAAGCCCCCTCTTTATCGTTCCTACAGTAACGGTTTGGGCTTTGACAGCATGAAGTTTGCTACTGATGTTGGAAATAAAGGGGTTTTAAGCGATTCGGCTTTTTTCTCTACTTCAACAGATATTTATGACCCGAACGATGGTCTGAGAGTTATCATCTTAAAAAGCAAATCGGGAGCAGTATTAGGTAAATACGATGAAACCGAAAAAAAGAAGTTACGTTTTCTAAAAATACAGTTTTTAAAGTGGTAAAATGTTACACTGAAAGACGTGAAAATGATAAACTGGTTTTGATTATCGAGGTGACTGAAGTTGAATAAAAAGCCTTACTCTGATAGGAGATGGCATGACGCCGACGTCGAACTTGTCAAGAGCTTGAAACCTCTCAAACATTCAGAGGAATACAAGCGGATGATGAAAAAGTTTTTGAGCGAGCTATACGGTAAGGAATTAAAAGATGAAGACTTGCCGGAAGAACTGAGACCTGCAAAAGCAAATGACAAAGATAACGAAGATGACAAGTAGCAAATAATATTCAAGACGGGGCCAACCGTCTTTTTTTATGCCCTTTAACTACTACGGCGTTGAGTGGTGTCAGTGGACGGCAAAGCCAAATGCGTGTCCGACGTGTGCAGAGTATGTCAGGCATAACGATGGTGTATATCGCGTCAAGGACGTACTGACACTGCCTGCACATCCTAACTGTCGGTGTGCACTGTCGCGTATTGGAAAGATGAAGAAAAGTTTGCAAGTGGAGCTCTAGACGGAGAAAGTCGCCGTGGTCAAGAACACGCGCGTAGATTTTATAATGAGTTAAGGAATTCCAACCGTAAAGATTTAATAATGAAAATTTTTAAATCATCCAAGATGAGTAAAACGATTGTTTCATCATCTTTAAAGTACGTTTTAGATTCGAAATATGATTTAATTTACGATGGCGAAATTAAACACATGAATTTTGTTCCTGACTATGATATGGCCGAAAGTTTAAAACGTTTGCGTATTGGAAATCCTCTGAAACATGATATAATTACGCTAAAACACGAGGCTTTAGAAGCCGATTTAATGGATAATAAGGGATATACTTATAGCAAAGCTCATAGAATTGCAAATAAAAAATATAACTATGGCAAAGCATTAAAGGAATGGAAGGAGGGTAAGGCATGAATTTTTTAGGATACGAATTGAAGAAGGACCAGAAAGAGAGATGGGTTTATTCTGTTTTTTCTGATTTTGAAGAAGCAACAGTTACTGTTGAAAAACATAGTTATAAAGCTGATATTACGGATATGCCTTACACCTTTTGTAATGTTTACTCTAAAGAGCATGTTATATCTACGCTTGTTAATATTTTGAAAGAATATCCCGGAATTGAGTCGTGCGCTATGGGGAGTGGCTAATTATGAGTAATAATGACTATTTTTCAATTGCTTATAAAATTTTATCATATTTGAAATATTGTTATGAAAATGGTGTTGATGTAGATGTGGATGTTCTCTCACCTGGCACACTCAATATTTCGAACAGGCAATTTTATCAAACGTTGTCAATGCTTTCGGATGATGGCCACATTAAAGGTGTACGGATAACATCAACGACAAGTGGCAGGATTGTAACTGGTATAAGCAAATTGGAAATTACAAGTTCCGGGCTACAATATCTTAAGGAAAATTCTATGATGATTAAAGCATACAATGTTTTCAAAGAGGTTGGAAACTGGCTTCCGCTTTTAAAATAGTATTCAAGACGGACCAACCGTCTTTTTTTATGCCCTTTAACCACTACGGCGTTGAGTGGTGTCAGTGGACGGCGGAACCCCAAGCGTGTCCGACGTGTGCAGAGTATGCCAGGCATAATGATGGTGTATATCGCGTCAAGGACGTACCGACACTGCCTGCACATCCTAACTGTCGGTATGCACTGTCTGCATACTGGAAAGATGAAAAGAAAACAATTGTTAAAGGAGAATCCGGGGCGATTCTAGAAAGAAATAAGCATATTGATGATTTCATTCCAGAATTTAAGGAAGAAGAGATTGCTAAGGCCTTATATTTAGAATTCGCTCAAAGGAATCGCAAAGATAGCGTTAATAAAATTAGTAAAGCTTCTGCAATGCCAGTAAAGGATGCTAGTGAAGTTTATGCTCATATTTTTGAAGATAAACATTTAACGGTTGATAAAAACGGTAACTTAGTGCAGGCGTACTTTGATCCTAATTATGAGATGTCTCAGTCGTTTAGCAGAATTTTTAATGGTACCGGGATAACTAAAGATGATATAATTATGTTGAGACTTGAGTTATACGAACGGAAGCTTATGAAATCTAACCCTAAAATGACATATTATGAGGCTCACGAATTGTCAAAAGAAAAGTATGACTATAAAGGTGGTAATAGCTAATGATGGTTGAAATGATTTTGCTTGATAATAACGATAAATCTGTAACATATGAAGTTAGGAATCATGATAAAAATATAAAAATAGATAATATCACAGTTAATAAACACGATAAAAGCTATGTACTTGAATCAGGAAAAAAGATTGATAATCAATTTGTTAGCTCCACTTACAGGGTGATTTTGAAATGTTTGGAGGATGGAAAATATCCCAAGTCATATGCAAATGGCTGGGGATAGATAAGGCGGATTAATAATTTTAAGACGACTATTGCTAGTCGTCTTTTTTTATGCCCTTTTTCCGAGTTGCAGGGCTAAAAGAACAAGAGATTGGATAATTCAAAACATCCAAAGTGATGAGGAATTTAACGCTAAGCTTAAAGAATATTATGATAGAGCAATCTTGAACATAAATCGTACTATTGAATCTGAATTATCTAGGTTAGCTATAAAAGAGAATATAGATATTAATGAACTTAAACAGAGGGTAAAAGACTTTGACGTTCAAGAATATAGTATTGAGGCTAAACGAATTGTTGAAGAAGCTGATAAGTTAAGAAAACAAGGTCGTAGTGTAACTTATGAAGATTTTAGCAAAGAGGTTAACGAAAGATTGCGCTTGTACAATGCGACAATGCGAATTAATCGGCAAGAATTATTGAAATCTTTAATAGGTTTAAATCTAATTGAACTAGGTGCAAATGTTGATGCAAGCTTGAGACAGAAACTAACTAATGATTATACGGATGAGATCACTCGACAAGCTGGTATCTTAGGCGAATTTAAGCATCCGATCTGGACAGGAAAAGAAGTTGCCAAAATCGTCATGGCTCAAACGGGCAGTGCTAATTTCAGTAAGCGCATTTGGGCTAATCAGGATGCACTAAAAGCTCGTTTAGATGCATCACTTAGCGCAGCACTTATTCAAGGTCAAAATCCTAGAAAAATGGCTCAACAATTACGGGATTTAGTCTCTAAAGAAGTTACTAATGCTAGATATTCAACAGAACGAATTGCCAGGACCGAGAGCGCCAGGGTTCAAACTCAAGCGCAGCTCAAATCTTTCAGAGACTATGGATATAAGTTTTGCAAGTGGCATGCAGAGCCTAGTGCTTGTAAAATTTGCCGTGAAATCGCTGAGAATGATAGTGGTTATGGAGTCGGTGTTTACCGTGTAGATGAAGTTCCTAGTCTGCCAGCTCACCCTAACTGCAGATGTGGTTTAGGGGCTTACTGGGTGGATGAAGATAACTTTTTAACAACTGATGTAAATGTGATCAGAAAGCGTCTCGATAAGTATCATGATGATTTTTTGGAAGCTACTGGTATTAACGTTTCAGACTCTATAAGAAATGGAACATTTTCAGATACTTCAAATCCACAGAATGATTTGAAAGCTAAGTTTGTTAATTATCTGTTGGAACAAAAAGGCTACACACAGTTACCAAAACAAGTAAAAGAATACAGTGGAACTAAGGTCTATCGTGGTGTTCACAGAAGTATTGATGGCAAAACGAGTGCTGATGAGATAGATAAGGAATTGCGAACTGGGAAGCTATATATATCTGGTGCAAATAGTTCTTCTAAAGGGCGTGGAATTTATGTTTCTGAATTTGAGTTTCAAGCAAAAATGCACGCAAGGAAATATGTAGACGGAAAAGTTTTCGAATATGGATTGAATCCTGGGGCAAAAATCATAACTTTTGAATCAGCTAATAAGTTGTTAAAAGAGGTTGGAATACCACAATTGAAAAAAACTACAACAGATACTAATATTGATATAATTGCAATTGTTTCCTGATTCGATATAATCAAAACGGGTGCTACTATTAACGTGTTGAATAGAGGTGTTCTTGAATGGAAGAAGGAAACAAAGGTAAAATATTTCGTATAGAATCTGTTTATTATGAATTTTCAGTGTTGAAAATTGTAGACGAGTATACTCATGAACAATATGAAAAAATTGCATCTTTAAACTCTAAATGGTCTGATCATGATTTCGACAAAACAGATGGCTATATCTATTTTGATGACTTAGAAAAAGAACTGGTCCCGCCGGAGCTCACACCAGCCGACAGAATAAGGTTTATTGAGTATTTAGAAAAAGAAATTGAAGTAGTTAACAAATAACATCATGATATTTATAGAGACGACTAGCAATAGCCGTCTTTTTTATAAGGAGAATTAACAATGAATGATTACAAATCAAGAATAAAACAAGAATATTTAGAATTAATAACTAGAATTAGTAAGTTACGTCGAATGATTGTATTAGCTAAAGCAGATAAGTTAGAATTTAAGCTAAGTTGTAAGGATGAATTGTTAGAAGAACAATTAGAGGCTATGGAAAAATGTGCTCTGGTGCAAAAAATAAAGGCTCTGCATTTTGACAGAGTCTTGTATTCATAATGTTGCATAAAAATTCTTAAGAAAAATCCATCCCCAAGGTTACGGACAACAGGACAACACTTTAAACAATCATAGATAATCATAAAAAAATAAAACACCGACTTAACGGTGTTTTAAAATCATAAATCATTATAAAATGTTATAAGAAAGCCACTTACCGGCTTGATATATGTTGATATATCAACGTTTATAAGGGAAAATGTCACCAAAGTGTCACCAAGGTTCAAAATTTGATGCTATTCTGCTATCCGATGGCTTGTCTCGATTCCAACATTATTCAGGATATTTTCGATGTCGTCATCCGCTTTTTGTCTCAGTTCATCGATTAAGTACGCATATCTGCGAGTAGTTGTTGTCAAATCAGAATGGCCTAGTCTCTTGCTGATGGCGTATATATCCACACCTTTGTACAAGAGCAGGGCAACGTGGCTATGTCTAAGAGCATGGAAGTGATAGCTTGGCTTATTTATGCCTAACTGCTGCAAAGACTTCCGAAGCGTTTTGTTGCACCCTGCCGATGTAGGTATAGTTCCAGAAGCATTACAGAATACCATTTCGGAGTGATTGAATTTTAGCTGAGCGATGATATCAAGCAGCTTGCTGTTAACCCTGATGATTCTGGTTGATGATTCGGTCTTGGTTGGGATATACTTCTTCATCACAAAATCCCAGGCCTTATTGATGTCAATCGTCTTCCAGTTGAAATTGATATCGTCCCATGTCAGCGCTGCTATTTCCTGTAACCTCATTCCGGTCATGATAGCTGTATAAATCATATAGTAGCTGGTATATCTTGGATCTAGCTTACTTTCAAGGTATGCAGCCAACTTGTTTATTTCATTAACATTAAGATAATCGACTTTGTGTTCTCTGTCAGAATTCCAGACCAGTTCAACGTTCTGTGTAAAATCCTTAGTGATCAGGTCGTCAAGAATAGCGGACTTGACACACGATCTGATGATGGAGTTGGTCTTCTTGACGGATTCAGGAGCGTGGCAAGCTCCGTACTCATTGATAAACCTTTGGTAATCTCTGCGTGTAATTTCATCAATTTTCCTAGAACCATAAAACTTGGAGAGTTTAGATTGAATTACCCTATATTTACCGGCCGTGATGTAAGATATTTTGTTTTCTTTGTATGTTCGGAACCATTCGTCAAAATACTGTGCGAACGAGACAGATTTATCGGTGATTGTCGAATCGTCTTTTTTTATCTCCATGGATCTGGCCCATCGGCTAGCTTCGGCTTTCGTGGAAAATCCAGCTTTAGATTTGAATCGTCTTGTTCCAGTGGAATCATACCATGAAATCCGTACTCTCCATTTTCCATTTGATGATTTAGAAATTGCAGCCATGATAATCACTCCTTTTATAAAACGTATGTTCTTTTAGGCGTATTATTAAACCCGTCAAAATCGACGGGTTTAATACTAGATTTGCAAGAGGTTAACCTTATCAAATGAATCGACTAATGTATTATTATTGGCAAAAAGATACTCTTCTGATTTACGTTTTTTTCCGGCCGAGTAATTTAGACTATACTTATAAGCTTTAACATAAGGTGAATATAAATGCCTTATATCCTCCTCTAAATCATAGGTTGTTATCCATTTGTAATTATTACTGAACTTTAGAATGTTATTAGCTAATATTGAATGGTCATTTCGGTCTACAAAAGACAGATACAAATTTTGACCTTGTTTAAAGTATGGGGGATCATAAAAGATAAATGTACTATGATGGTCATACTGTTTCAAATTATTAGCAATAAACTCATTGGCATCTAAATTATAAATATGGATTTTTTCTTTGAAATTATGAATGTTTTCAATTTTTTTAAGTAAACTGTCTTTATTAAAACGACAGTCTAATTTATATTTGCCTGCTTGATTTAAACCACCAATAGGACCGGCCTTAATAATGCCGCTTCGGTTAGTTCTGTTTAGATAGAAGGTTGCAAAGCCGTTTTCTACAGAGGTGGGATTATTTTTAAATTTTAAATGTATTTGTTGTTGCCTATGCCATTCGTTGATGGTTATGGGAGTATTAATAAGCAAGTTCTTAAAATCATCATAATTATTGAGAATTGAATTCCAAATAGCAAAAATTGAAGAATCATAATCGTTAAGAACTACTTCTTCAACGGAACCATCAAACAGTAATTCAAGTGCTACACCAAAGCCACCAGCAAAGGGCTCGATATATGTTTTATGTGTATTATTAATATCCAATAAGTGCTTTACGTAACTTGCTAACTGTGTTTTCCCTCCTGGATAACGCAATGGGGACTTCGTTACTGGCATATTCATCACCTCTCAGAGAAATAACAGAAATCACAATTAACTATTATCTCCTAAACTATTAATAATTCTATCATATGACTTTTTTAAAATGCTACAGAATTTCTTTACTTCGGCCTCATGATCATTAATCCAATATTTCATAAAATAGTCAATGTAGATACTGTTATCTGTAAACCAATGTTTATAAAAGTTCTTGTCAGTATCCTGTCCGTTATTCATATTTTTAATGGTCTTTGGATTAATACCTGAATTGCTAAGATAAATGTCGTCAAATAGTTTATGATTACTATCTAGGTTGTTTACATATTCCCATATCATCTTTTCTATGGAAGTATTTCCTGGTAAGACAAAAACATTTGATATTGGTTGATTAACTTTAAAATTGACAATACTTCTCTTACTAATATATTCTTTTAAACTTGAATCATCATTTTCTAAACTTAAATCAGGATCAAGTATAAATAAATGTGTTTCGAAAGTTCTATAATCTTCATTAGCTAATGCTATTAAAGAGTTACAACTGATATTAAAATCAAAAAACTTCATATTAGAAAAATCCTTTTCCATTTTCATCATTGATATAATTTTCTTTAAAAACATTCTAGATACTTCATCTTCAGTATAGACCGAAACGTGTTGAGACTCGGAAAGGATTTTTGAATAAGTTTCTTGGAGATCATGCCTATAGAATTGTTTAATTGGATTTTTGTTGACTTTTATGCTACCGGGAGTAAAACAACGTAAATAATTAACAATAACATCTTCTTTTTTAAAGCGTGAATCGCTTATATGTTCAAGTAAAGTAAGGCTATGAGTTGTAAAAACTATTTGTAGATTTAAATACAATGATTTTTTTAGTAGCCAATCAAAAAGCTTATTTTGAGCAGCTGGATGTAGGCTTGCATCTAACTCATCTATTGCCAAAATACCACCAATATAGTCATCTCCTAGCTTGTCTTTTAAAATTTGAAATGATAGGACACTTTCTATGATTTGACCAGTATTATCTTGACCATTTGAATTTGAAGCATATCCATAATTTTGAGAATTGATAGTTGCTTTCGCATGTTTAGTTCCAACGTCGACGTTTAACATAGTAGTAGTATCTAATTCAAGCTCTTCAGATAAGATTTCTGAATGTACTGCTAAGATTTCATCAGAGATACTTTTAGGAATATTTTTAGTATTTGCTGAATCATATTCTCCAATGGGCGCTAGTCTAGATAAACCTAAATATAATGATGGCCATATTACTTTGGCAGTACTACTATCTGATCTTTTAGGGATAAGTCTATATCTTACATAATTGATTTCTTTACTTATTTTAGAATAATAGTTAGAATCACTTATTTTTTTGTACTTAACTTCTTTTTTCGAAGCTTTATGCCTACTAGCTCTAAAATTAATTTTCTTTGCCGCTTTATATTTTTCTAGGTTTTCAGGTAAATCACTAAAATAAACGCTAGCTTTATCGCCAACTGTATCAAATTTTTCATCATACATGATAATATCAGCAAAATCGCCACGAAAAATTGAACCATTTATAGTCTTTTGTCCTGTTAACTCGCCGACATTAGTCAAGACAGCTAAAATAGTAGACTTGCCTATCCCGTTCATACCAGCTATAACAGTGATATTCTTACCTAATTCTATAGTACATTCTTTTTTGAAGGCTCTATAATCATGTAAAGTTAATTTATTTATCCACATATAAAATAACTCCTAAAACTATTTTGAGATTATCTTTTAATGACATAGAATCATTGGTCATAATCATTTAAATCTAAGATATTATCTAAGTCTGACAAATATAATATCCGATAAAATTTTATATTATTACTCACTCTTCAGCAGCTAATTCCAAGCTGCGTCTATATTCTTCGGCTTTAACAAACTCTGTAAATTCAACGGTAGCGTCGAAGTATGCTAGTCAGCTACAAGGTTACTGTTAACCTAATCATTATTTAGAGATATATTGAATAAACTCTTTTTCATCTATTACTTCGATATTGTTTGTTTTAGAGTTGATTTGCTCAGCTTTCTTTATTTTATTTGACTTTCCGTCTGGTCCTACAACTCTAGGATCCTCTAGACCTACAACTAAAATATTGGTTTTTAACGTAACATTCTTTTGGAATGTGGCTCCCAAACTGGTTACTATAGCCTTTGCTTCATCTCGGGTCATACTTTGCAGTTTACCAGTAAATGCTATATTCTTATCCTTTATGTACATATTACTGATATCTATTTTATGAATTTTTTCTCTGGTTAAAATGTCATCAACGCTTAAAAGCTTAGCAGGTGCTGCAGATGATTTGTGTAAAGCGAATGGTATATATTCGTCGGAAGAAATTTTGCCAAATGATTTATATCCAGCATTAGTAATCAATTCAAGTATAGATGAATCACTAAACTGTTTTGAAAGTGATACTGCTATTAATCCGCAAGCCTTCGCATCCTCTAAGGCATTGTGAAATTTATTTATACCGTCTAGATGATAATAATCAACCATTTGTGACAGTCCGTGCTGTACACCTGGTATCAGTCGCCTTGACAGGGTGAGCGTATCAAAAAAATTAATATCTATTGGAGGGACGTTATAATAAGCTGCAGACTTTGTTAAGACGTTGCGATCAAAACCGGAATGAGAAACTACTAGCTTGCCACTTATCCACTTTTCTATCTTAGGGTATATTTCTTTATAAGTAGGAGCATTTTTGACATCTTCAGGATAAATACCATGAACGAATATATTCATTCCGTCAAATTCTTGTTCAGGGTTTATAAGGCTATAGAAAGAGTCTGCTAGTATACCATTTTCAAATCTGGCAATACCTACAGAACAAGGAGAGTAGGCATTGCTGTTAGCTGTTTCAAAATCAATTGCTATAAAATCCTCCATGATTTACTCTTCCTTTCTGTAGTTATTCCTTAAATATTCTCTATCTTCTTTATCCAGATGAACATTTGTGGACAATTTATCAAAGATGGAGCTTTCAGCAGCGTTTGCTGGGCGTCTATCGATAACGTTAGATGTCCTGAATAGCTGCACCGGTTCAGTGATGTAGGAAGTATACTGCCATACATCAGTTTTTTCAGTGATAACGTGTTGTGAGTATAAAAGTGCGCCCTCACCATAAACAATCCCTAATTTATTGCTAACACTATTTTTTATTTCCTTGAAAATTATGTTGCTGCCGCTTTTTAAAGTAACAACTTCTACTTTCGTATCCATAATTGCGACTCCTATTCTATCTTCAATTGTTAATTTTCGTTTTTTTCAAAAGCCAAAGTTTGCCTATATTCTTCAGCATCAGCTTCCTCGTTGAAGTCAACGGTTAATTCTGTTCTTGCCATACGTTGACACCTCACATTCTAACAAATGCAGCCATCCCATAACGATCTCTCCTTAACATATTTTCAAGAAATAACAATCCGTTAATTATATTTCTATATCACAACTACGCCAACAACTTTGAAGTCATCATCAACAGTAATGACGATGTCATCATAGTTCTTATTCAGTGATATTAGACGGCAACTACGTCTGTTATCGGAAAATACAATCTTTTTAACGTACGCATCACCGTTAACTTCGGCAATGACAAACTGGTTGTTTCTTACTTCGCTAGTTTCAAAAACTCTATTGACGTAAATAATTTGACCATTTGAAAAAAGCGGAGTCATGGAGTCACCGTTAACACGCACTGCAAAATCATGTTCAGGAGGTTCGTTGTTAACAGGTACCTCTTCATGCTGCTCTCTAGTCAGCCATTCGCCAGTACCAGCAGAAACAGCGCCTAGTACGTCTACATAATAGACACTTTTTACATCGTTTATAGAATGGACTTTATTTTGTTGTCTCATTTGGTCTTTGAGTTGAACTTCAGCATAATCAACAACTTTTTTCTTTCTATCCACGTTCAATTTTTTATATTTAGTTAGCAAAGTCATCTGCAGTTCATTGTAATTAGAATCAGTAGCTCTCATTCTTGGATCAATATCATAAGTGTTGACTCCGAAAAAATCAGCTAATTTACTGATGTTTTCTTCAGATGGTAGTGTTTTCCCTGAAAAATAGTCACTAACGGTACTTTGTGGAATATTAAGAAGTCGGTGGACGTCTATTTTTTTCTTTGTAGTCTTTTCTAACAATTTATTTAAGTTAGAGGAGACTACTTTTTTAAGCTCTATTTCTTGAGGGGTTAGCCTATTTCTACCCATATCATACACCTCCGGATTTTGGACATATCTGTCACATATATTGTAACAACAAATTCGATAAAATACGAAAAAAAAACAAGAAAATCCGAAAAAAAGATTGACTACCGAATTAATCCGGTATAAAATGGTATTTGTAAGGTTGATTGAGACCTTAACCTTAGAAAGGAGGATACGGTTCTTGAAAAGGACAGAAAAAAAGAACCAAGAGAAAGAAAATTGTCAGAAAGAATGGATGTTTCGAATAACGGTCGGAACATTCATTCTAGAAGTGATTGACAAGATTCATTCTTGGTTCTTCTAAAACAAATACTAAAGTCAGGGGAGAAATCCCCCAGGCTTTAGTATACCTTGATAGGACCCATCATTCAACATGAAAAGAGAGACAAAAGATAAAATTACCTTAGGATTGCTGATAGGTATAGCATTGCTGAATCTGATTGATTTAGCGCTTAAATTATTCTAGGAAGGAGATGGTTAATTTGCCAAAGATAACGCTTAAGGCTGCCAGGGTCAACGCAGGTTTGACCCAGAAAGAGGCGGCAAAACGAATAGGAATTAGCTATCAGACATTATCTGAGTACGAAAAAGATGCAAGTAGAATCAAGCTTGCAACAATTGAAAAAATATGTTCTGTCTACGGGTTGCCGTCGGAATATATTTTTTTTACGAATTAATACCGAATTAATTCGGTATTAGATGCATGTTCTTTGAAAATTCAACGGTACCACCGTAAACAATAGTGTCACCCGCCAGGGATCATATCCGAGCGGAGGCCGAGTTGAGAAAGAAGGAATAGAAATGGATTTGATTAAAGTCATGGTCAAGAATGACCGTCAATTAGTTAGTGCAAGAGATTTGCACAAAGGGCTAGAGATCAAAAAGAGATTTAGCGCATGGGTTGAACAAAATTTCAAAGATTTTGAAGAAAACGCGGATTTTACGAGTGTACCTCAAGGTACGGTCGTTCAAAGTGGCAATGGAACAGTAAGAAAATATGACGATTACGCACTAACATTAGACATGGCCAAACAGTTGTGCATGATGAGCCATTCTGATTTAGGCAAGAGATACCGCCGCTACTTCATCGAGCTTGAGCGCAAGTGGAACGATCCACAGGAGGTCGTAAAGCGAGGGTATGCAATTCTCCAAAACGAGAATGCACGTCTCAAGATTGAACTTGAAACGGCAAAACCTAAGGCACTCTTTGCCGATAGTGTTGCGGCAAGTGATACGACAATCCTTATTGGGGAGCTTGCCAAGATTATCCGTGGCAACGGTGTTGACATCGGAGCTAACAGACTGTTCAGATGGCTTCGCGAACACGGTTATCTAATCAGCAGAAAGGGGTCCGACTATAACATGCCTACACAGAAGAGCATGGAGTTAGGCCTATTCAAGATTATTGAAAGAACCATCAATCAAAGCGATGGCTCAAGCAGAATATGCAAGACCACGAAGGTTACTGGCAAGGGCCAGCAGTACTTCGTGAACAAGTTTGTCGGAGAGGAGGATTTGGCATGCAGAATCTGAAAGCTGAAGTGACCATAACTATTCCAAAGGACATGGTTTTGGTCAATCGGGTCGATTATGAAGACCTGAAGCGACAGGCTGAAGAGGTCAAAACGTGGTCCGTCGCTGATTTCAAACGGGAGTTGGATATCCCAAAGAATGTCACATGGATTAAAGAATGCCTTCTCAAGCCCAACATCAGCGAAATCAAAAGCTGGTGCACCTTAAAGGAGGGAAGTGGCGGGAGAACAGGAACTGTAATCCTGTCTACCGGGGCTAAGAAGTGGTATAAGGAATTCTTCCCGAAAATTGACTGGGAAGAAAAAATTTGCGAATAGGAGGAATAAAAATGGAAATAAAAGGGGAAAAGGCCGTCATGGTGCCTGCCAGTACCATGGGTTTGTTGCTTGCCATGGCTTGCAGTGCTGACTGGGAAACAGAAAATGCTGCGGAAATTGCTGCCAATATCGTTGGACTTATTGGCGAACCTACTACGGAACATGAGCTGAATGCCTATGCATTAGCGTTCAGTGCCCTGGAGATACAGGCTTGTGGTGGAGATGCCGAGGAGATGCCAATAATAGACATCACAAAGAAAATGTACGGAGACAAAACGCTTGAAAAGGCGCTTAAGAAAATCGAAGAAATCGAAAGAGCAAGGAGAAAGAGAAAATGAACGGAGTAATTGGAATCGAGCAAACAAGAAGACGACTGTTCAAGCAGTATACAGTGGCTGACATCATGGCCATGGACGAATGGTTCCTTGAGCAGTCACTTGATACGGCATGGAACAGGGCGAAGTTGATGGACAGTTTGGAAAGGCTCGACAGACGCAAGGAACGACTGTTTAAAGACACACTGAAGGGAGGTGAATGAAATGAAGCATTCAAAAGAATTCTGCCTGATGGTAGACTCTAAGACCGGTAAGCCCCGTCTGGTCGAACTACCTGAAGAGCCGGAACAAATCGTGAAGGCTTTTCTGAAACAGGCCAAAAAAACGCATGGCTTGCTTTGGGCTATGGACGAGCTAGTTAAGCAGGACTGGCAGAAATGGGAACCGGTAATGCGAGACCTGTGGACCATGCTTGAAGAACTGGATAAACTTGGGTACTAAAAAACCGCCCCTTGAAAAAAGAGGCGGCCCGAATTTATCATGAATCGCTTATATTATAACACAAATTCAGGAGGAGAAACGCATGTACGGAATCAAAAAGAATTCAAGAACATTAGAAGATGGAACTAAAATCACGACCTACAGTAGAGAAATTGAAAGTTGCAACATTCTAGAGGTTGAAGCCGGGACTACTGGCTATCGTGGCGGTGATACCAGCCATGGCGGTCGCACCTATTTTCGCATTCAAAATGAAGCATGCACGGATATGGAGATCCATAGTTATAGCGATCGGTACAACTATTACGTGTCTGATGAATGTGGGGTTGAAGTTGCCCTCGGGGGTGACTGTGAGCTTGAAACGATGATCCAGGCTTTGAAGTTTATCGTAAAGGTCCTTGAGGACGAATCTAAGGGAAAAATGTTAGAGGAGGAATAGAAATGAATCAATTACAGCAACAAACACGAAGCATTACATTCAAGGCAAACGGCGATGACGTGACACTTTCTCCAAGCATCGTGAGGGACTATCTTGTCCGCGGCAATTCCAAAGAAGTTACCGGACAGGAAATTGCGATGTTCCTTAACCTGTGTAAGTTTCAGCATCTTAATCCGTTCCTGAATGAGGCCTTCATTGTCAAATTCGGAGATAAGCCCGCACAGCTTATCACGTCGAAAGAGGCCTTCATGAAACGTGCTGAGTCTCATCCTCAGTACAACGGCCTTAAAGCGGGCGTAATTGTTGTGAATAACAACGGGGTTGAGTTCCGCAACGGTGCCTTTACAGTACCGGACTTTGATCAGCTTGTCGGCGGCTGGTGTGAGGTGTACCGCAAAGACAGGGATATTCCCGTCAGGGTGGAGATTTCGCTTAGTGAATTTTCCAAAGGTCAGTCAACATGGAAGACCATGCCGGCAACGATGATCCGGAAAACGGCCATCGTGAATGCCCTGCGTGAAGCGTTCCCGGAAACTCTCGGGGCACTCTACACGGAAGATGACGACGGACAAATGCAGGTGCAGCAGACAAAGAAGCAGGTGCAGGCGACCGAAAACAGCAAGGCCAAGAACAAGGCTGACGCCCTGATTGCACAGGCGATGGATCCGGAACACGTTCAGCAACAGGAAACGGAAGAATTCCAACGCGAACCGCGCCCGGTAGATTTGTTCAATCCGGCAGAAGAATACTCAAAAGGAGAATGAAAAATGGAACTTACAGCGGAAAACTACTACGATAACGCGACAAGCTTTGACTACATGAGTACGTCACTCTACAAGGACTTCCGAAAATGCGAGGCCTTTGCCCTGGCGAAACTGAACGGAGAATACATGCCCGTCATGGATCCTACCGCTCTTCTTGTAGGGAACTACGTGCACAGCTACTTTGAGAGCGAGGCCAGTCACTCTGCATTTATCGAGAAAAACAAGGACGCAATGATGACCAAGAGCGGTGCGCTTCGTGCTCCGTACAAGGTCGGCGACAACATGATTAAGTGTCTGGAGGCTGATCAGGTGTTCAATAACCTGTACAGTGTCGGCGAGAAGGAAGTGATTGTGACTGGAGATATCTTCGGCCATCGATGGAAGGGTAAAATCGACAGTCTCAATCTTGACAAGCAGTACTTCTGCGACATCAAGACCACGGCCGACATTCACAAGGGGTTCTGGGACAAGGATGAGCGTCGCAAGGTGCCGTTCATCAAGGCATACGGATATTACCTTCAGATGGCGGTATACACCGAGCTCATCAAGCAGACGTTTGGCGTTGAGTGCCAGCCGTTCATCTTCGCGGTGTCAAAGCAGACACCATGCGACCATGACGCTTTCAGTTTCAATTCCGAACAGGATCAGGAGTATCTCAAGGAGGCTCTGGAAGACGTCAAGGAACATCAGGATCATATAGCTGACCTGATTGCCGGCAGAGCTGAACCGGAGCGGTGCGGTCATTGCGAGTACTGCAGGGCGACGAAGCAAATCACGGCGTTCACAAGTGCTGCGGATATCGAAGTTGAGTAAGCAAGTTTGGGCAGTGACCGTATGACACCGGACGGGTGGGATGCCCGAATCGGAAAGGAAGGAGAGATAGTCATGGCATATTTCAGAGTTAACAAAAGCAAAAATTATACGGTGATGAGTAATCATCATCTTAGAGACAAAAATTTGTCTCTAAGGGCAATAGGTTTACTGTCTAAAATGCTGTCTCTTCCAGATAATTGGGACTACTCAATAAAAGGATTGGTCGCTATCTGCAAGGACAAAGAGCCGACTGTCAGGGGTGCTCTGTCAGAACTGAAGGAACAGGGGTATGTTGTTGTTACAAAACTTATGCCTGGTACTACTTCCAGTGGCCGAATTGAGTATGTTTATGATATTTATGAATCGCCCAGAAATCAAACAGGAGAAAAACAAGGGGGAGGAAAACAAGGCCTAGAAAAACAAGGGGTAGAATTTCAAGGCCTAGAATTTCTAGACCTAGTAAAACGAGCACAATTAAATACTAAAGAAGTAAGTACTAAAGAATTAAATACTGAAAGAGTAAATACTGAAGACGCAGTCGTTGATACTAGTTTAGTTAACATAGTGGATCAGCCGGAAGAAGAATCAATCGACGACGACGGCTTCGGAAAGATCGTTGAATTTTACCAAGAGAATTTCGGCATGATGAGCAGCTTCCTGTGCGACGATATGCGACAGACGTATAACGAATGGCAGCAACAATCAAAGGAGCCTGATCTTATCATCATCAAGGCGATGCAGATAGCCTTGAGCAATAACGTGCGCAACTGGAAATACGCATGCGCCGTTCTGCGAACCTGGGAGGATAAGCGACCGCAAAGTTTATCAGATGTCGAAGCATTAGAGGCAGAGCACAAAAACAACAACAGATCCGCTAAATCAAAACTCGCTAAACCAGAAAAGCAGAAGACGATGGAGAACTTCGATGACTTGGCGAACAAGCAGAATGCAGGTATTGACATGAGCGAAACCCTGTCGGATATCGAAGCTCTCAAGAATCAACTTTACGGATAGGAGATTGTTATGTACAGAAGAACGCATGCTGCTTCTCACTTTGGAAAAAAAGTTGTCATCGACGGTCTTAAATTTGATTCGATGAAGGAAGCAAGCTTCTATCAGCTTTATCTTAAGCCGAGCGGCTACCAGTTTACCACACAGGAACGATTTACGTTGCTTGAGACATTCCCCCTGGAATTAGTCAAGCTTCGTCAGACGGTATATAAGAGCGATTTCGTGGTGTATGACAAGAACGGCTCAATCAAACACGTGTATGACGTCAAGAATGGTTATACAGAGTACGCCATAGACCAGAAGTCTAAAATAAAGTTTTCGCTGTTTGCGAGAAAGTACGGAATTCCTGTTGAAGTCGTTGTCATGCGTAAGAACTACTTCAATGTCGCCATTTTGGGCACCACGAGAAAAGTCAAGCCAGTGCCTATGGTCAACATCGATTATGACTGGCAGGACATTATCAGATAATCACACCATGGCAAACCAAACACTGCATTTGCCATGGGCACGGACCCTTAGCTCAGTCGGCAGAGCAGACGGCTCATAACCGTCCGGTCGCAGGTTCGAGCCCTGCAGGGTCCATCGCCCCTATATGCTCCGGGGCGAAAAAAAGATATTAGTCTCACATTTGACTTTGAGAACGCAAGCATTGACGGGTTTGGATACTCACAATTGAAAACCTGAAGTGTAGCGCAAATCGGGTCATAGATAGCACGCGGACGTCATGGTCAGCGCTCAAAGCGTAACGCGTGCATAGCCGACTGATTGTTCTTGAGTCGATAATTGGTTGGCTAGCCGTTGCTAGGCATAACTCCTTTAAGAAATTAGTTGTAACGTACGGATAATCAGGCTCAAGCGTGCCGGAAACGGTCCATATGAGGAGGTTCGAGTCCTCCGCCGGCGCATCGGAAGGAGGGAAGAAGATCAATGAAACACTACTTAGTGACCATTAAAATCGGCAAGGTCATCACAAACAAGTTGGTCAAAGCTGAAACTGCTGAAGAAGCAGAGAAGGAGGCGCTTAGATGCGCATCACAAGAGACTACGGACTTACAAGCTCCAAATTAGAGCATGACTTGCTTGCACGTTTGAACAGAGATATCATTGTGGCTCACAGGAAAGCCACGGAGAAGAGTCCAGACGATGGACGAGTAAACAGACGCGGAAGGAACAAAACTGCTCAAAGAAGAAAATACACGCATTTGTGGAAGAGAGGTTTGAATGAATGACAAAGTGGAGAATTTACCTGGACGACCCGCTGATGATTCACGACGACAGAAGCGGTTATGATGACGAAGCTGATTTCCTGTACCTGTATTCAAACGATCAGAAGGATTTTGAGAATGCAGCGTTCATCCCGTTTGATGAAATCAAACCGGTTAGCGGGCACACGATTGAATGCAAAGGGTATGTCAATGCTAAGCGGATTGGTTACGTACAGGAAATGGAAGATGAATAGAAGCATCCCCCAATAACTTTTTCAGGCTAGCCCCTTTTGCTGAGAACCAAAAAAGGTTGCCACCTCCTTTTAACGCATCTTATCACAGCAAGCTGTGATTTTGCGATGCTAAAGGAGGTGACAACCTTGGAACAAATCATTTTGATTCTCATTTTAATCTATTTGCTGATAAATAGCAAGTAGGGCTAGCCTGAAGGGCGCGCGTCAAAGCTAACGCATTGGCGCGCGCCCCTTGGGAGTGATGCAGAAATGAGGAAAGCAATTGATACGATATGCGGTACAATTTGCATTTGCCACTCTGAATTCGAAAAAAGAGAGAAACTCGTTCTGAGTTTTGAAAAAATAATAAAAATTGAAATTTGAGCCTGTTGACAGGTGGAAAATTACAAAGGAGATGTACTTTTGAAAAAGACATTGAAGGATTATTGCAGAAATCACAAGACAAACTACGGATTTGACAATCCAGTTGCACGTGAGGCCAGCTGCCTTGGTCATCTGGAAAGCTGGGTTGAACAGGCAGTGAAGGAATACGAGAATTCTAGTCAGATAACCGCCGATACAAAGCTCTGGATCAACACCAATCTTGATCGCATGCAGGGGTTCCTGGACCAACTGGAGGAACGGTAATGAATGACATGAATAAGTACGGGTGTCTGTTGTCTTTGGTGTTTCTTGTCTGGTGCATGCTGATGTTTCTGATATGCAACTGGCTTGTGAGGTGAGAAGATGGGATTGAAGTTTGGAAAAGCGGTTACGATGATTGTGGAAAGATATGGCTGGAGTGCATTTGACAACTTGAATGCAATTAATGATCCGGATCTTTGCAAGGCTGTTGAAATGGTTCGGAAGGTCAGGAAGAAAAAGGACGATATACATGCGAATAAAACTGGTGCAGACTTGCGCCGTGCACGTCCGCCACGCGAGAAAATCGAGAAAATGGTTGATAAGGGAATGACTTATGCCGAGATTGGAGAGGCAATCGGCTCCACTCCCGAAGCGGCAAGCAAGATCGTCAGGAAGTATGGGTTGTCAGAAAGATACTGGTTTGCGCATGGCATGTACAATCTCATCAAATCAGATCCCTATCGCAAGTTAGTTGAGCAGAAGAAAGCTGGGCTGAAATCCTTGATTAATCACGGAGCCACCGATGCCACCATAGGTGCGGAATTAGGAATGACCGTCAGTCGAGTCAAATACTGGATTAAGGAATGGAATCTAGGGCGTAGGAAGCATATATCTTGAAAATGCTTTGAGAATCCGCGTGTAAAACAAAAATGACTCCACAGGGGAGCCACTCTCTAAACAATCAACTAATATATTATAGCAAAGGGAGTGGCGTAGTGGAAGATTTACTGTTGGAGATCGAGAACATCGACTATAAAGCAACTGCCAACAATGTTAAGAATTTCTTGGAAAATAAATTGCCCTGCATTTTGCGTTTGGCAAATTCCAGTCCGGCAAGCCTGGCATCACCGGTTATTTCCGACATGCCGGTTAATCGAGGCGGTGGCAATCACAGTGAAGAGAAGATGGTCAAGTACGTTGCTGCCAGAGCAATCATCGATGGGGTATCACGAGCGATTGCGCATTGTTCCCAGACGTCATCCCACATCCTCAAGGCACTATATGTGCAAGGTCTTCAGAACTGGCAAATAATTGAGACTATGTACTGTGAACGCGCAACGTACTATAAGCTGCGAGACAAGGCATACAATGAATTCGCTGATTGTTTGGAACTGCAGCAGGGTTGTCCTGATCTGCATGTATACAAATAGAACGATTATAAAATGTTATTAAGAAACAAGGCGACAAGCCTTGTTTTTTTATATTTTTAACAAAAAATGCTTGAAAATCATTGACAATACACCTTAAAAGGTGTATTATATAATTGTAAGGAGGTGAAAGATTTGGGAAAGAAAGCCAAACAAAAAGAGCTCAACAAGGTTAAGATTTCAAGGTACGTTGCAATTGGCGCATGGGCCGCACCGATTACGGTATTGCTTGAGATCATCAAAGACATTGTTGATGCTCTTATAAATAAATAGTTTGGCAGGTAAGGTTGATTATCAGCCTTACCTGTTTCCCCATATCATAATATCATGAATAAGCAGGAAAAGAAATATTATATCTCAGCTGCTGTGGCAATTGTGTTAGCAGTGATACTATGGGTGTTTAAGACAATCGTGATTGAAAATTAGACGATTACCGGACAAATGCGAGACTAACATCATACACTTTGCAGACATCTCAGGTAGTATGATGATAGTATCGAAGGTTCGGCAGTCGGGAACAGGAGTGACCGTTATGTCAGAATTGTCAGATGCAAAGAAGAAAGCAAACAAAAAGTGGAACGAAAAGAACAAGGAGAAGTCAAGAAAGTATCAGTACAGATCCATGGCAAAGTCGTATGTCAGAAACTATGCTGACGAAAAGGACCTGCTTGATCTTAAACAGATGATAGAGGATAAGCTTGATGGTAAATTACAGTGATATATCTCAACTGGTAAGAGATGTTACGGAGCTTGTCAGAAAGTCCAGGGACGCTGAACCCATTGCGAAGGCAACCGAAATGGCCAAGGCAATCAACGAACTTGTTGTTGAGAATATTGAACTTGAAAACAGACTCAATGAAAAATTGAATCTCAGAGAACGCGGCCATATCAGTGATGATGGAAGAATGTACTGGGTAGAAGGGGAACACGTTCCGTATTGTAGTTATTGTTTTGAAGTTGACGGAATTTTGAAACATATGATTCCAAGTGATTACGGTTGGGTTTGCGAAAGAAATCATACGAGGTGATTAAATTGGAAGCTACTGAATCAAGAGCTCTGGAAGCATTGAACAAGCTCATCAAATATAACAGGGATGTAAATCATAACTTATACGTTGACAGGGATTTGTTGGACATAACAATCAAGATTAACGAGCTTGTTGTTGACAACAGCAGAATGAGAGAACAACTAAGGAAACTGGATGAATGAATTCAGGAGGTCAGTCTTAACGGCTGGCCTTTTTTGTTAAATGTATTGGAGGAGGTATCAGGGATGAGATATAGACGGTGTAAACACATAGGGTGTCACGCTATGATTCCCAGTTATGACTGTTACTGCTCTGCCCATATTAGCGATAGCCCTAATAGAAAAACGTATAACCATGTTTATAATGCGACAACGCGCAAAAGAGCCGTAAAAGAAAATCAGTATAAATTCTATCGTAGCAAAGAGTGGAAGTCCGTTCGTGAAGAAATATTGTTGCGTGACAGTTATTTGTGTCAATATTGCAAGCAGAAAGGAATAATCAGACCAGGAAATATTGTCGATCACATTGTTCCGGTAGAGTACGATAGCAACTTGAAGTCTGATTTAAGCAATCTGATCACTTGCTGCAAGCCTTGCCACAACGTCAAAACCAAATGGGAGCGCAACTATTATGGAACTGGTGCAGGTAATGAAGTGAAAAATGTTGGCAGAGTGCAGGATATAAATTTATTGGTCAAGCTATTAGATGCTCATAAAGCGTCATTAGAGAGCAGATAATTTTTTGAGTGTAATTATACTCAAAGACATTTATTTTAGTCCCCCGCCCCATAGAGTGACATCAGAAGAGCGCACGTTGCTCTCTTCTTGTGTCGCAAACAGTTTTTCAAAATTTTATGTAGGGGGGCTGTGAGGAGGTGAAAGTCGTGGCATCGAAGCCATATTATTTACAAAATGATGGCAAAGTGTCAAGAACTCCGCCGAATTATTTGGGAACGTTAGCTAAGGAATGCTGGCGTAAGATTGTTCCTTTTCTCGAAGCGACAGAACGTGTTGAAAGAATTGATACTAGTTTGGTTGAGCAGTACTGTACACAGTACGATATATACAGAGCTGCATACCATGATGTCAAAGAAAATGGTATCCAAACGCCTATGTACAAGACGCTTCAAGATCAGATGGGGGAAATCATTGGCAAGGAGTTTGCGGGATTTAGGAAGAATCCAGCTGTCATGACTATGAAGGATGCAAGCAACCAGCTTAATGCAATTGGTGCTCAGCTTGGATTGTCACCTAAATCCAGACAAGAACTAATGACGATTGCTGCTAAAACTGATAAATCGGCTACAGATGAGCTGAAGGATTTCTTTAAATAAGCTAAGGAGGTGATGGAATGCAGAAAATAGACCTTGTGCAATCGCACGATGTGATCGGTATGTATGAGAAACTTGATTTTAATCAAGAGCGAAGAAAATATACGGACCCTGGTACAGTGTATGCATTTGATGTGCTTGACGGAAAAATAACAACAGGATACCTCATTAAACTTGCTGCATTTCGTCACTTGAGAGACTTACAGAGACAAGGTCAAGCTGATTTTCCATATACTTATGATATTCACGAATCGGAAAAGCTGTTGAAGTTTGCTTCTATTTGTCCAAATGTTGACACAGGAGAGCCTACTAAGCTTATGGACTGGCAGAAGTTTATTTTTTCAATGCTTTTTGGTTGGCGGAATCGGGAAGGAGGCAAGAGATTTACGCGAGCGATCGTTTCTGTTGCTCGTGGACAAGGAAAAACGTATTTGATGGCTATTTTAATGTGCTATTCGTATCTGATAGAGAGCCTTGGATTGTCCAATCAGGATTATCTGGTTGCTTCGATTAATTTTAAGCAAACTAACAAGTTGTATGGCTACATTAAGTCTATGCTGCGTCAGATAGCAGTTACAGAACCTTTTAAATCTTTAGCTGACGAGACGGAGCTATCGACGCAGTCTGATCAAACAATCGAAAAAAGGACGAATAATGTTCTAAGAGCCATCTCGTTTGAGTCTGGACAGTTCGATTCTTTTCACTTTACTACAGCTATCGTTGACGAAATTGGTGAAGTAAAATCGCGTGACAAAGTTTCAAAAATTATCTCGGGTCAAGTTAAAATCAAGAATAAACAGTTTATTCAGATATCGACGTCATATCCTGATCCAAGCGTTCCTTTCCATGAAGATCAGAAGATGTTGCAACAGGCGATGGAGCAAGATTGGAATCGTGATGCGGACAGCTATTTAGGCTTAATATGGGCTCAAGATGACTTAGACGAGACTTTCAAAGATGAGACTTGGGTTAAGTCAAATCCTTTGCTGCAATTGCCAGACCAACATGATGTACTGTTAGCAGGTCTCAGAGACAAGCGCGACAGTGACATGTTGTCCGGAGTTATTTCCGATTTTCAGAACAAGAATTTGAATCTTTGGCTGCAGGAGTCAACCGATAGTTTCCTGAAACTTAACGATATTGAAAGTGCGATTATTGATAACTTTAGTTACGATGGACAGGTTGCTTATCTTGGATTTGACTATTCAATGTCAAGTGATAACACAGCGTTGGCGTTCGTTATTCCGTACGCGGACACAACGGGTAGAAAGTGGCATGTCATGCAGCATTCTTTCATACCGTGGCAGAGAGCAGGATCCATAGAGGCGAAAGAAAAACAAGACGGGATCAATTATAGGGATTTAGCCAAAAAAGGTTATTGTACGATAACAGCGCATGAACAAGGTCTAATAAGCACTGAACAAGTATTTAACTGGTTGGTTGATTTTGTTGATGAACATAAGTTGAAAGTTGTATTTTTTGGATATGATGCCATGGGGGTCAATGAATTTATCAAGCGCCTTGAATACAATACAAGTTATCCATTGCAGGCAATCAGGCAGCGGACGGGTGAATTAAAAGATCCTACTAAGTTTCTGCAGAAGATATTTGTAGAAGGTTCGGTAACAAGATTTGACGATAAAATTATGGAGAAAGCATTGATCAATGCTCAGTTATATGAAGATAAAGTTGGAATTCAGGTTGATAAGGCCAAAGCAACGCTTAAAATCGACGTTGTGGATGCGATTATTGACGCCATGTATCAGGCTATGTACCATTTTGAAGATTTCGGAATTGTAAATGACAAGAGCAATGAAGTTGATTTGCTTACCGAACAAGATGTTCTAGACTGGTTTAACTCAAATGACAGTGATTATACGGATTAAGGAGGTGATGATTATTTTAAAATTTTTTCAATGTATTTGGAAAGTGATTGACGTTATTTTCTATGTAGCATCGATCGCTTTTTTTGTTTGGGGTTTCTTTCGTGTGAGCACCACGGTCGGAATTTTTTCGTTGGGATTTGCTTTCATCATCTTAGGGCTGCTTAGTGAAGCCATTGCAGGGCAGAAAGGAGGCGGTAGGTAGTGCCTATTTTTAATTTGATGTCCGTTCCTGACTCTGATAATTATACGGTTGCCAATTTTTTAACCGGAGAAACTGAAAACAATTATGTTTCGGCTAGGCTGGCATTGCAGAACTCAGATGTTTTCGCAATCGTCAACCTCATTTCAGGAGACTTGGCTACGTCTAGAATACGTGCGTCAGCATCTAGAATGCAGGGTATGATTGACAATCCAACTACAATGTCCAATGGCCATCTGTTTTGGAAATCTGTGTTTTTGCAATTGCTGCTAGGTGGTGAGGCATTTGTATATCGTTGGCGCAATAAAAACGGAGTTGATCTTCGGTGGGAGTACTTAAGGCCTTCGCAAGTTGATGTATTTGAGCTTGATGATGGTTCTTCCCTTGTTTATAATGCGACGTTTGATGAACCTGAAATTGGTATCGTTAATGCTATTCCTCAGTCTGACATGCTGCATTTTAGGTTAATCAGTAGGAATGGCGGAAAAACAGGCTTATCACCGCTATCATCGTTATCTTCTGAACTGGATATAAAATCAGCAAATACGCGCTTAACGCTGACGGCGCTTAAACAGGCCGTCGTATCACCCGGAATTTTAACGATAAAGAAAGGCGGTTTGCTGAACGAAAAACAAAAAGCGGCACGATCTCGGAGGTTTATGCAACAGCAGTCGTCATCGAACTATGGTCCCGTGGTGCTTGATGACCTTGAAGACTACCAGCCGTTGGAAGTTAAGTCTGACGTGTCAGCGCTTTTGTCTCAGACGGATTGGACGGCAAATCAAATTGCTAAGGTATACGGGATACCGGACAGTTATCTGAACGGACAGGGCGATCAGCAGTCATCACTTGACCAAATCAAGGGAATGTACACGAACGCTCTTAACCGCTACATGGGGACGATTCTCGGAGAGTTGAACAACAAGCTGAACTGTCGGCTCACTGCTGATTTGCGCCCTGCTGTTGATCCGTTGGGTGATGGCTATGCAACAAAGATTTCCGAGATGGTCAAGACCAACGCCATTGACGGCAACCAGGCACGATACATTCTGCAGAAATCCGGCTACTTCCCGGAAGACATGCCTGAATACTCGGGAATCTTGAAGGGGGGTGAAGACAATGACAGTAATTGAAGTCAAGGCGGATATTGTTGATAACGATACAGGTAAGTTCTATGACTGGATAGGATGGGATGCGGTATATCCAGGCAAGGTCTCTACTCTGCTTGACGGTGCCGATGAAGTTGAGGTCAACATCAATTCGAACGGTGGTGACGTGTTTGCCGCGTCAGAGATTTACACGCTGCTGTCACAGCATTCGGGCATGGTTACGGTTAACATTCAGGGTCTTGCCGCATCAGCTGCGTCAGTCATCGCAATGGCCGGCGATGTAGTGCATATCAGTCCTACGGCGCAGATCATGATCCACAAAGCGTGGACGATTGCTGACGGCAACGCTGATGATATGGCTCATACGTCAGAATTTCTTGAAGGAATTGATGATTCAATCATGAATGCATATGTTGCCAAGACAGGGCTCGATAAGTCGGAATTGTCAAACATGATGGCCAAGGAGACGTGGCTTACTGCAAATCAGGCGGTCGACTACGGTTTTGCTGATGACGTCATGGATTTTGGCAGGTCAAAAGAGCCCGTACTTAATTCTATCGGTTATCCACAGGTCAGCCGAGCCGTTGTGGACAGATGGAAGAAGGCCATGGCAAGCGCAGAAGCCTATGAAAAGCAGAAAAAAACTGCTGAAAATAGAGACGCGGAAATTGTTGGAAAGAAGAAGCTGCAGGCCAAGATTGACCTGCTTTTTTAGTAGAAAGGAAGTAAAGCAATGCACGTAATGAACGTTAACGAATTGAAGATGGCCTTCGATGAAGCCGGCGCAAAGGTACAGGAGCTCGAAGATAAGCGCGCCGACCTCATTCTTGACCTGAAGAAGGATGCGGATTCGCATTCTGCAGACGAGCTAAAGGCCGTCAAGGATGAATTGTCAAAGGCTGTTGTAGTTCGGGACGCGGCAGAAGAGGCATATGCCGACGCCCGAGCGGAACAGGTCGCAAACATGAAGGCAGAGGACAGGGAGCCGCTGACTGCCGATGAGAAAACACTCAAGAACAAGTTCGTATCAGATTTCAAGGATATGGTTACAGGCGCAAAGGTGTTCAATAAGGTTGATTCCACTGTTGATACGTCCGGTTCAGCTGCAGGATTGACGATTCCGGAGGACGTGCAGACGACTATCCACGCCCTGGTCCGCCAGTATGATGCACTCCAGAACTACGTCAACGTTGAGAACGTCGGTACGGCCACAGGTTCCCGTGTCTATGAAAAGTGGTCTGACGTTACACCGCTTGCCTCTATTGATACGGAAGATGCGAAGATTGGCGACAATGACGATCCAAAGCTCACAACGGTCAAGTATGCCATTAAGCGCTATGCCGGCATTACTACGGCCACAAACACGCTGCTTGCAGACACGGCAGAGAACATTCTCGCCTGGCTGACCGGCTGGATTGCCAAGAAGGTTGTCGTAACACGTAATCAGGCTATTCTCACCAAGATTGCTGCTTTCGAGAAGAAGCCGACACTGGCCAAGTGGGATGACATCATTGACCTTGAAAACTCTGTTGACCCTGCCATCAAGGCAACATCAGTCTTCATGACCAACTCTTCCGGCATGAATGCCTTGCGCAAGGTCAAGAATGCAATGGGTGACTATCTTATGCAGCGTGATGTCACTGAACCGGGCAAATACACAATTGACGGCTACCGTGTGATTGAAATTTCAGACCGTTGGCTTGCCGATAATACTGGCTCCCACCCTCTCTATTTTGGAGATTTGAAACAAGCTGTTACGCTGTTTGACCGTCAGGCTATGTCTCTTATGACAACTAATATCGGCGGTGGAGCGTTCGAAACGGATACGACCAAGATTCGCGTCATTGACCGCTTTGATGTCGCCTCAACTGATGCCGAAGCGTTTGTTCCCGGCTCGTTTAAGAGCATTGCCGATCAGTCTGCTAATTTTGCGGCAGCTTCCACAGCTTCTAAGTAAGGAGTGATTAGATGGCGGTTAGTTTAGAGATGCTCAAGGACTCGTTACGTGTTGATGATGATGCAGATGATGCTTTGCTAACTGGCTATCTGGACGCGGCAGAATCATTTGTTAAAAATGCAGTCGGAGCTGATGAAGATTACTATGTAAATAATACTCGTTTTGATACAGCAGTTTTGGCACTGGCATCAACGTACTATACGTATCGCATGACCTCAGTAACTGGTACGGTAACCACGATGAATGCGACGATGAATGCCTTGATTAGCCAAATGCGCGGGGAGGTGGATGCGATTGAAGAGTCTTAACCCAAGTCGCATGAGGGGCAAGGCATTATTTGGACACATGGGAGAAACCGGTAAAAAGAACCCTAATACCGGCAGGCCTATTAAAGGCTTTGTTGCTGATTTTGCAGTGTGGTATGGCAAATATTCATTATCGATGTCTGACAGTATTGCTTATCATGGCATAGATCAGAGTATCGCAATGATAATTTTTGTACGGCATAATCCTAAGATTACCGATAAATTTAAAGTACAAGTCAAGGGATTAACGTATGATATTCAAAGTATTAAATCCGATGATGGATTGTCGCCTGACGGTTTTGATTTGGTTACGCTTAAGAAGGTGGATTCGAATGGCTAAGTCGGTTGAAAATGAAGGTAATTTTGAAGCATTGCTCAGTAGGTTGGCACAAGGCCTGACGATAGATGACAAACTGAAGGCCAACAAATCTGGCGCAGATATTTTCAAAAAGAACCTAAAAGCTGCAACGCCTCGCTCGGATACCGAATACAAGGGGAAAACTCCTCATATACAAGATGCAATTGTAGAGGAATGTCACCCTGACGGAAGAGTTGAAGTGGGTTTTTCTTCTGAGTCATCGCGTGGATACATTGCTAGATTCCAGAATGACGGTTGGATTGCTACCGATCGTAATGGCAAAAGTCACAAGCATGTTCCTGGAAAGCATTTCTGGGAGCAGGCAGAGCATGCTTCAAGAGGCAAGATTCAGGAGGCGGTTAAGCAGTCTCTTAAATCAACAATTGATAGAAAGGTGGGGAAATTGTGACACCTGCCGCATATGTTTATAGCATCATATCTGATAACATTGGCGATATTCCTGGCATTGTGCCAGAAAATATTTTTACTTTTTACATTGACGATTCTTCCGTCAGTTCTGATGTGCTCGTATTGATTACGGAAGATGTCGGAACCGGTGATGATTATGGCAATGATAATGTCCTGTATAGCAATAAGCGAGTACAGATTGATTTTTATTATCCTAGAGATTATGTGGGCGACATGGATGAGTTGGAACGGCATCTGAAACAGGTTTTGAGGGAGCATGAAGTGTATTGTTGCTCTGATGCGGGTCATGTCCTTAGTTTGGATAGCAAAAATATAACTAATACGTTGAAATTTAATTTTAAAATGGAGGTCTGAATATGGCTGTAGTAGGTTTACAAACAACATATGTTGGTATTAAAGATGAAGATGGAAATGTGATTGTTGGTGTTGATAAAGGCGGTGTTTCTGAAACGGGCGTTTACGAGATCGATACTTCCAAGAAAAAAGGCAATTTAGGTGCCACAACGGCAAATATTACCGGTTTGTCAGGAACATTGACAAAGGTCTATGGCAACGATGCCCTTGTGGACGTAAGCAACCCGCCATCGGCGCCATCTGTTGCATTGACATATAATCAAGTCAACGTCGCTGTTAAGCAAGCATTGCTTGGACGTAAGCTTGTAAATGGCGGGTACGTCGATACTGATGATACCATTGAAAGCGCGTTGATTGTTAAGTCTCACGATGAAATCGAAAACAAGGCAATTTATTTCGCGTTTCCGCGTGGAGTTTTCAACGAAACTCAGCAGAACGTGCAGTCAAATACTGATACTGCTCAAACTAGAGAGACTGAGCAGATGACATTTACTGCACTTGCTTCTTCTGCATTGGGGAATAAAACATTTAAAATCTATTACGAAGGTGCACAAAATTTCAGTTTGAAAAAGATGTTCGATGAGGTATTTGGATCAACCCAGAAGTTCATTACAGCAGAAGCTTCTAATGTTGCAGGATCACATCAATAAGTAAGCTAAGCGACAGAGACGATCAAGGTGAGACGAATAACGGAAAGGAAAAGATATAATGGCAAAAGTAGTTAAAATTGACGGAAATGTTCTGGGGTTCCCTGAAAAGAATTGGAATTTGATTGATTCAAACACCAACGTGAAGAAGTTTATCAGGAATTTTACCAACTGGAATGACAAAATTTTAGAGATTGAAGATAACCCGATTGCCATGATGGGGTTCATCGTTGACGAAGTGCCAAACATTTTGGAAGATATGCTCGAACTTAGCAAATCCGAACGAAAAAAGCTCGATGAAGCATCATTTTCTGATCAGTATGATGTTTTCAGAGAAATGGCACGACAATTCCTTGGAATTGATATGGCATCGATTAATGGTGATGATGATCTTCCGGATGGTGAAGACCCAAAAAAGCCAGACGCAGAATGAATCTGCAGCTCAAACAGCTAAGTGATGATATTGATTACATGGCAAAGCAACTGTTAATGGAAAATGGCGTATTGCCGGATGACTACTACAGGTCTTCATTTTCCGATATGCAGACGGCATTGATATCTAAACCACGTGAAGAACGCATAGTTGACGCTGGCGCATTTGCTAGATCACTGATGAAAGGAGGACACTAACATGGAAGAGATTCAAGGGTATCGATTTTCTATCGACTTGAATGATGGCGAAATGGGGAGAAAACTGCAGGTAATTCGACAAGAAGCGTATGCCTTGAAAAATGCAATGAGGACTAATTTTGCTGAAATCAGTGCCGGTGAAGGCGTAATGGCTGCGTATGCTAACAAGGTTACCGATGCAGGAAGGGCCATTAAGGCACAGGAGAAATTGATTGAGCTACTGACAACAGAGCAAAAAGGTTTAGATCTTACGACTGACAAAGGACAGAAAACGTATTTGAGATATGAAAATCAAATCAATGCTGCTAAAAGAGCAATTGTTAGTCTTACGTCCCAACAAGAAAAAGCAAAATCCATCAGTTCTCAGGAGAATCAGCTTCACCTTCAGGCAATACGAAATCTTGAAACGCTGACTAAGAGGACTGACGAAGTCCGCAACGCAACGTCGAGAGTGACGGACATTACCACCTCATATGCTCATGCTCTTGAAACTGAGGGACGGACAAATGAAGCCGCCAGGGCAAAGCTGAAGGGGTTGGAAAGCGTTCGGAAATCGCTTGAAATTCAGTTGAAACAGGAAAAATTGCTTCTTCAGGAAACGGCAAGGGTTTCCGGTGAAACCTCAAGTGCATACCAGTCACAGAAGGCAAAGGTCGAGGACCTCACTCTCAGCTACAGACAGAATGAAGCTGAGATCAGGAATCAGATAAAGGTCACGAAAATGTGGCCGGAGCATGCCAGCTTTTCACTTGAAAAAGTAAAGAACAAATTCACCAAAATCACTCCGATAGCATTGGCTGCAGTAAGCTCCGTCACTGCAGCAACATCGAGTGTTATCAGCAAGCTTGAAGAAGGTTCGGAGAAGGCGTCCGAACTCAGCAGTCAGTACAATGTCATCAAGAATAACCTGGTGACGGGTGGTGAAAGCGTCGTTGAAGCAACCAGGGCGGTTGCAATAATGCAGTCTGACGGAGAGAAATACTCACTGAAATATGGGAAGTCTCAAAAAGATATCGCTGACGCTTATCTGGAACTTGTCAAGCGCGGCTATACAAGCAAACAGGCAATTGGTGCAATGAACACCGAACTTCAAGGTTCCATTGCTTCGGGGGATGATTTCTCCGATGTCGTCGAAGTTGCGTCGCAGACTCTTGAAGGATTTGGAATGACCGTTGACAAGAACGGTAAACAACTAAGTTCTACAAAGGAGATGACGGTGCAGACCAAGAAGGCCGTCAACACCTTGGCCTATTCTGCTGACGTTACGTCAACATCGTTCCAGTCTCTGGGCATCGGGATGTCTTATGTATCGGCTACAGCTCATCAGGCGGGATTCAGTTTGTCTGAAACGGCAAGTGCCATGGGTGTTTTGAGTAATAGCGGTTTGGAAGCAGACAAGGCTTTGGTAAAACTGGCCGCTTAGCGAGAAATTGCTTTGAAAAACAACTTTGTTAATTCGGGGAAGGCTAAATCATGATATAATAATCTCGAGATGATAAACGTTTTTACGGAGGTGATAGCATGTACAAGTGGAAGAAGGGCGATGGTAAGACAATGGCGGCTCTTGTAGTCGCCTGCGTAATTGGTTCAGTCGCAGGCTTTATTTGGGGCATATGCGATTTACCGTCGATTGATGATATTTTTAAAAGAGCTGCTGAATTTGCATTAATATTCATTTTTTTTGCTGTCTCCGGCGTAATTTCGTTTATCGGTGGGTTATTCAAGTGACATGTTGATCCCGAGCCAAGCCCGTCAGAAACGGCGGGAAGGTGTAACGACTAGAAAAAGTAAGCTAAAAATCAAGCGAGTCTCTGAAGGCTCGCTTTTTTCATGCGGAAATTTCCACGAAGGCAAAGCTCCCGCAAGGGATGAAGATATAGTCTGAACTGCATGGAAACATGCAGAAGCAGGGGATAAAGAGCCCCTGCGGTAACAAATGGGTACAGGTCTGCGCAAAGTAATCAACTCACTGGTGTCTGCCGTTAAGGCAATCGGCAAGAAGAACTCAGTGCTTGACAATCTTGGAATCAAGAAGGAGGAGATGGTTGACGCTAACGGGAATCTCAAATCCATGACAGACATAATGGGAGTGTTGCAGAAACATACCGAGTCCATGGACAAGACTCAAAAGAACGCCGTTTTCAACAGCTTGTTCGGCACGACAGGACAACAGGCGGGAATGATTCTTGCTGAGAATTCTCAAAGATTGGGCGAACTTACTCAGAAGACACAGGAAGCAGCTGACAAGGGCAAGTACGTACAGACACTATCGGAAAAGAACTCGGAAACTGCTCAGGCCAACAATGAAAAGTTCAAGAAGGCATGGGAAGATCTTGAAATCAAATTCGGTGCTGAATTGCTTCCGTACATGACTGAGGCAACCAAGGAATTAGGAGAGTTATTCGGGCAGAAGGATTTTCAGAAAGATGTCAAGGTCATGGCTGATGGTGTGGGGTCCGTTGCTAGAAAATTGTTGACTGTTGCTGAAATTGCACTCAAGTATCGTGATGTAATTCTCGATGTAGCTACTATACTAGGCAAGATATGGGTTGCTGACAAAATTGTAAATTTCACGCTCAAGCTGAAGGAACTGGCCACCGTCTTTGGCGGATTCGGGTCTAAGGTTGCAGAAGAGCAAGCAGAAGTAAAGGCGCTCACGCTTGAGTATCAATCTCTTGCCGAGGCGAAGACGCTCGCAAGTAATTCCTATGTCGGTGTTGGAAGTTCTGCAGCAGGTGCTGAGAAAAAGATGTCAAAACCAGTTCAAAGCACTAAAATAGCTGAAGGAGTCGAAGAAGGAATTGCAACATCTGGTGCGGTGGAAAAAGGTGTAACGAAGAGTGTTGCTGCTGCCGGAAGGAGCGCCAAGCTTGCTGGATTTGTTTCGAGATTTGGGACTAAATTAATTGGGATTGCCGGTGCAGCCATTGCATTATTTAATGTAGAAAATGATATCTCCGAAGCCATCAAGACAGGTTCTGAATCTTCCAAAGTAAAAGCTGCTGCAAATGTTGCTGGCACTGCTATCGGAGCGGGTGTTGGTTTTGCTGCTGGCGGACCCATGGGGGCAGCTTTAGGCTCTTCTATAGGGAATATGCTTGGCAGCACGTCCATAGCGCAGAAAATCGTCAAGGGACTCAACAATGCAGTTAAGAAAGCTGCAAAGGAGCAGCAGAAACAGATTGCTGAAACTGGTTATGTCACTATGTATGACGGAACCACGGTCAAGGTGGGCAAGGTCAAGGTTGAAAAGAGCTCACTTACCAAAGCGCAGAAGAGCGTATCTGATGATATCCGGAAGTCAATGGACAAGGCGGACCTGTCGGTAATCAAGATGTCGGTTCAGTCTGATGACAAGAGTCTGAACAAAGCCAAGGTTACGCTTGAAGGTTTCTATGCCTCTGTCGCTCGTACTGCTGAAAGGCAGTCGCAAAAAAGGGCGGATGCTGAAAAACGTGCAGTTGAGCAGATGTACAAGCAGCACCAGATCAGCAAAAAACAGTATGAAGAGTACATTAAGGGAATCGATGATGCCGACAAGAAGCGACAGTCCAGTCAGAAGAAGACATATGACAGTCTTATAAAGGCAACAAACAAGTATAACGAAGACCTTAAAACGGCCACTGCCAACGGGCAGGGCAACGTAAACAGGATTACGTACACCTATAACAAGAAACGCGAGAAACTGGCAAAGGATGAAGCTGAAACTATCAAAGGGGTCAGAGAATCCGGTTATGTCCAGATAAAGGGCAGAACTTACACTGGTGAGGAAGCCGTAAGAAAGGTACAGGAGCAGTTCAAGGCAAAACGGGAGAAGCTTGCCCGGTCTGAGAAGAAGGAACAGGCTGAAATTGCCAGGAATACGGCCAATGAAAAGAAAAAAATTACTGAAAAGTACAATAAGGAGCGATTGAGTAAGCTGCAGTCATTGTCTAAGTCGATTGCTAAGGAAATGGGTACAAGTTCCAGGCAGCAGAAGGAAATTCTCGATAAACTACGCAAGGACAAGGGCAGAATAAGCGATAACGAAGCACGGGATCTGATTAATAAATCGGCCCGCGAAACTAAAAAGCTAATTGAGCATGCTGAGAAAACGCGCAAGGAAACTGTTGCCAAGGCACAGCAGACCTACAAAGGCAAAGTGGAACAGTACAGGAGAATGAACAAGGACATTCCAGGCTACACCAAGGATATGATGAACAAGGATATCGCCAATGCCAAATCGGAGCGTGACACTACTGTCAGCGTTGCTAATGAGGCAAAGAACAAGATTGTCGGAAGCGCCAAGGCCAAGCACAATCAAGTTGTAGATGAAGCCAGAAAGCAGAACAATTCTGTAAGTCAGAATATTGTAGCTGAAGGCAACAACGGCATCAAATCATATAATGCCTGGGGTGCCGCTGTTCACAACACTCTGAAGTTCCTGTCTGATGCATGGTCATCTGTCGTACATGCATTCGGCGGGTCATACAATGGAAATGTCGGCTCATACAGACCGGCTGCAAGAATCAGTTCCTATGCCAACGGTGGTGTTGCACGTACCGGCCTTGCCCTGGTCGGAGAAGCCGGTCCCGAGCTGGTCTATACGCCCTGGAGCAAGTCCGCCAGAATCGTCGGCAGACACGGAGCTGAAGTTGCACCGCTCAATCAAGGCGAACAGGTGCTGAATGCACGTGACACAGCAAGAGTGATGGCCGGCAGTTATTCCGGCACTCTTCCGGGCTATGCCACGGGTACGTTCTCACTGTCCGGCTTTATCGGAAGCATTAAGGACAAGGCACTGGACATTGCCGACAGCGTGCTTGACGTCTTGAAGAAACCGGTCGAATGGATTGCCAGAGGATTCAGTCACTGGCCAAGTGTTCAAGCGTTCAGTTTCACTCGCACAACATTGATGGATCAGACAAGGAACCTGGCCAAAAAGTCACTGACAAATCCGGTAACACAGGCCTTCAAGAAGCTGCTGAAGAGTTATGATGACAGTGGCACAAATCCAAGCGGGTCTGGTGTAAAGAGATGGGAACCCTATGTCAAGAAGGCGTTGGCTAAGTTGGGGCTCTCCACAAGCAGTGCCATGGTGAGCAAGGTGCTCAGACAAATCAATACGGAATCCGGCGGCAATCCGCATGCTAAACAGCCCGGAGCAGACCCTGACGGAGACGGCTCAGGTCCGGCACTCGGTCTCATGCAGACAAAGCGAAGCACGTTCAATGCATACGCTCTTGCCGGACATAAGGATATCTGGAATGGATATGACAACATGCTTGCCGGACTGAACTATGCCCGCACGCGATACGGCGCAAGTCTTTCGGCTCTTGGCAAAGGGCATGGCTATGCCAACGGTGGCCTGGTCTCCACTCATGGGGTGTATGAGATGGCCGAGCAAAACCTTCCGGAGATGGTCATTCCACTGGATTTGTCCAAACGTTCAAGGGCATATCAGCTCATGCAGAAATCATTGGACTATTTTGCCCGCACCGACAATCATCAGGGAGTATCCAAATCCGATGTTGAGTCTGAGAAGTCAAACAACAGACTTGAACAGACTTTGAGCGCAATGCTGACCATGCTGTCTAAGATATTCGGTGCTAGCGAAGAACAGATTGAAGTGCTGCGCATTCTCAGTTCGGGCAATGCTGACAGGCAACTGGCAGATATCGGGCAGAAGCTTGACGCCATTGCCAACAAACAGTTGAGAGTCGACGGCTCCAGTTTTGCCCGCAGCTATGAACAGTACGGATCAGTTGAAAGGAATAGAAGAGATACGATGCTAGGAAGGGGGATGGCAATTGACACAAGAATCTAGACCATATGGTTTCGAATTTGCCGGTCACCACTCGAGCGATTTCGAGCTGGTAGTGCTGGCAGAAAAGACAGTGACAATGCCGTCCAAGCGCAAGTCTCAGCTGCAGTTGCCGTACCGTACGGGATATATCGATTTGAGCGACTTGTACGGCCTCAACACGTACGATGAACGGACAGTGACGTTTCCCTGCCGTCTGCCATACGGCCAGGAGAACCTGTCATTGATGAATCAGAAACTGACGGAACTGATGAACTGGTTGATGAAGCCTACTGGAAAGACACTGCTCAAGGATGATGCCATGCCGGGCTATGCTTTCATGGCCGAAGTTCAGACCGCTCCGACAATCGAAGAAGGTTGGAATTTTTGCAAGGTGACGGTCGTATTCCAGTGTTATGCTTATCGTCTCAAGCGTTGCTATGACGATGTATGGGACACGTTCTACTTCAGCCTTGACGCCGCCTCCAATATCGAGGTTGACGTCAAAGGGCATGAGAGCGTTCTGTTGATAAATACAGGTCATAACCGGGTTCGATTGACTGTGACCTGTTCCACGGCCATGTCTGCGTCAGTCAATGACCACGTTTTTGCGCTTAAAGCCGGGGACAATGTCAATCCTTACCTTGAGCTGATGCCGGGCGAGAACACGGTCAATCTGGAAGGTACCGGTCACGTCAAGTTCAACTGGACGGAGGAAGTGCCATGACAAAAGGGTTTAGAATTACGATCAGAAACGGTTGGAATGGTGAAGAGAAGGTGCTCAACTCGGACATCTTCCCAAACTACAGGCTTGTTTCTGCGGTGCTATCGAAAAGCACGACGACATATGATTCATTTACGTTCGATATAGATCCGACGCATGCGATGTATACGGAAATTGAGCCCTATACGTGCTTTGTCAAGGTAACCCGTCCGGATAAGGGGCTGACGCTTTTTGAAGGGCGGGTTCTCACGTATTCCGACAGTATGGATTCGTCGGGAACAGTACAGAAGGAGGCGGTCTGCGAAGGACTGGAGGGTTTTTTACATGACAGCGTTCAGCCGTGGAAAGAGTTTCATAACACCACGCCTAAGGATTTCCTTCAGGCACTTATTACGGAGCACAATAAGCAGGTTGAGTCCTACAAGCATATAACGCTCGGGACGGTCACGGTGACAAATTCAACGGATAATGTATATCGGTTTACTGATGACACGCAGGATACCTGGGCCAACATACAGGACAAGCTTGTCAGCCGGCTGGGCGGTGAGATGAGAATCCGAAATGAAGGCGGGAAACTGTTCTTGGACTATGAACCTGAGATATCGTCGGAATGTCCGCAGAGGATCGAGCTTGCACATAACATGGTGTCAAGTTCACGGACTGTTGATCCAAGTGAGATTGTTACTGTTCTTAAGCCGCTCGGCGCAACTCAAGAACGTCAGAACAACGATGGCAGTACCGACGTTTCAAGCCCGCACTTAACAATTGCCAGCGTTAATGGAGGCAACGATTATCTGCGTGACGATCAGCTGATCAGTCAATTTGGAATTCATGTCAAAACTGAAACGTGGGAAGACGTAACAACGCCACAGGCTCTGCTTGCAAAAGGCAGGGCTTTTCTTAATGCTCAAAAGGCGATTAAATATCAGCTTCAAGCCGGTTATATCGATTTGTCTTTCCTGGAAGAAACTATCGGAATGATTGAATGCGGGACCTATGTCCGCATTGTCAATCAGCTGGAGGGTCTGTATGCGACGGAACGCATCGTGGTCATGTCATTGGACCTGCTCAACATCGCCGATTCAACCATCACCCTCAGCGACAATCCGATAGACTTGACGGCATATCGTGAACAGCACCGGTCGGAAACCGACGCGCAGAAGGCACTGATCAACCGTCTGATGTCACGTCAGACAAAAGCAAACAAGGAAATCGAGGACTTAACCAAACAAAATCAGCAGCTTTCCGACAGTTACAGTAAGCTTTCAGACAGCTATACCAGGCTTTCCGAGAGGGTAAAGCAGCTTGAGAGCAACGGCGGTAACACCGGAACGTGGACCGCCGGCGGTAAATTCATTGACCTGTCATCAAATAATGGCAGTCAGGCTCAGTCATGGTATGACAACTTGTATCAATCAGGAGTCAAAGGTCTGATGATCAAGCTGACGGAAGGGTCTGCTGCAGGCAGTGCATATCTCAATCCGCTATTTGATGAGCAGAAGAGCCGAGGCATTGCAGCTAAAATGAAATTTATCGGTGCATATCACTATTTCTTGGCCGTATCCGTTTCTGATGCGCAAGCCGAAGCGCAGTGGTTCTTGAGTAAATTAAAAGCTAAAGGAGTACCGACCAGCGCAGTGGTTTCATGCGACGTCGAAGATGGATCGCTTACTAAAGACAAGGCCGCGTTGACTGCTGAGGTGGATGCCTTTTACAAGGTGCTGACCGATGCCGGCTATACGAATACATGCGACTATTCAAGTGCGTCATGGTTCAGCAGCCGCTTTGACAGTCACGCCAAATATAAGTGGGTCGCCAGCTGGGGTGCTTCTTCCAGGCCTGCGGGAGCCGATGCATGGCAATACACGGACAAGTACAATGGTGCCATCCTGGACTGCAGCTATAGCTACAATCAAATTTTTGTTTAAGGAGGGATAGAATGACAGTCGATTACAGAGATCCAACGCATATCATGCCCACGGATAGTCCTGTTGATCAATCCAAGGTATCTGAGGCAAATAAAACGTTGGCCAAGTGGCTGCGTCAGAAAATGTATGGTGTTGACGTGAGAGAATCGTTGGCCAGGCTTGCAGAACAGACGTCTGCTGACGTGTATGATGACAGGCAGACGGTTCTTGATTACAAAAATCATGCAAACAACGAGGAGCAAGCGTTGCGCAATTTGGCCAACAAGCTCTCCCAGGAATTCAACAGCATTCTGAATTCCAAAACCGACAATGCCGAAGTCATTAACGCGCGTATCGATGTATCCGGTGCGGTCTATGAGACGCTTAAATCGAGACTGGATGCAATGCAGCTCAATCTCAACACGTTTTACCAAGCAGGACAGGTAGATCCGCAACTGCATATCTTGTGCGTCAAAGACATCGCCACTGATAGCGATAATGTCAGGTCTTCGCCCATGGTGCAGATTACAGGAGGGACCAGTCCTGATGGTGATTTGACGGTGACGTCATCTACACGGCTGAAAATTGACAAGGTAAAGGATGTGTAAATCGTGGCTAAAATCAAAAAAATGATGGAGTTGGAAGAAAACGGCGATGAGCAACAGTTCTTCCCGCAAACACACGCTGATGCCGTACTGGATTTGCACGAATATTTAAAAAAATACGTGATACCAGGAGCGGTCAACGGTAAGGACGGAAAAGACGGAACTAACGGGCTAAGTGCGTATGACATCGCTGTTATCCAGGGTTTTAAGGGCACGGCGACCGATTGGATCCGCTCCTTGAAAGGCGATAAGGGCGATAAAGGAGACAAAGGCGAAGTCGGAGCAACAGGACCTCGTGGCTTAACGGGTGAAACCGGTCCCCAGGGGGTTCAGGGTCCCAAAGGTGATACTGGTGCAACCGGTGCTGCTGGTCCAATAGGATTAACTGGCGGCACTGGTGCACAAGGCCCTCAGGGATTGCCGGGAGCCGCCGGACCGCAGGGTATTCAGGGCGTGCAGGGACTCGAAGGTGCTACTGGTCCTAAAGGAGATAAGGGGGATACCGGTGCACAAGGGCCACAAGGCGTTAAGGGCGACACAGGAGCAACCGGGACTGCGGGTGCACGTGGCCCTCAAGGTATACAAGGGCTCCAAGGTCCCAAGGGGGAACGAGGAGATTCCGGTGTCACCGTGCCGGCAAACGGGTTCTTTACGCTGACCGTTGATGCCAACGGGGATTTGTGGGCAGTTTCGAGCGGAAGTGATGCTCCTGAATTCTCGCTCGATTCGGACGGTAATCTGTACTATGTTACAAATGAATGAGGTGAGTAAATGACAAAGACGTTAATCGGCAACATCAAAGGGCCTAAAGGAGATACCGGTGCACAAGGTCCTCAAGGTGTCAAAGGCGATACGGGAGCTACAGGAGCTACTGGTCCGAGGGGACCACAGGGTATACAGGGTCCGGCTGGGCCTACCCCTACAATCGGAAGCAACGGCAACTGGTTCATCAACGGCACTGACACCAAGAGCCCAAGCCGCGGTTCACAAGGTCCTCAGGGCGTACAGGGCGTGCAGGGTCCGAGAGGAGCAACCGGATCACAGGGTCCGACTGGAGCAACCGGTCCGGCTGGGCCTACCCCTACAATCGGATCAAACGGAAATTGGTTCATCAACGGTGTCGATACTAATAAACCTAGTCGAGGGGTACAGGGGCCACAGGGCATTCAAGGACCTAAAGGAGCTACTGGGGCAACAGGTTCACAGGGACCACAGGGAATTCAAGGCCCAAAAGGGGCTACGGGAGCAACCGGTGCAACCGGAGCAACTGGAGCTACCGGTCCGCGCGGCCCCCAAGGACCAGCCGGACAAAACGCAACGACAACGGCAAACGCTACGCAGAAAACCAACGGCCTGATGTCATACACCGACAAAACCAAGTTGGACACTCTGCAAATAGTCAAAATTACTAAGATAAAGGATGTGTAAACTATGACGTATATCGCACAACTATCAGATGGATCTAACACGCAGTTTTTCCCGCGCACTAGATGGGATGCGCTGCTTAATGTGCCATCGCTGGTACAACCTAGTGCGCTTAAAATTACCAGATGGGATAATTGTATAACTGCTCAGAATGGGTGTCGTTGGAACGATAAAACGTATGTTGAGAGAGCTGATTTCGTCAACTTTTCGATACTCGCAGTGTACTCTGGCTGGTTGGCGACCAACAATAAAATTAATGCATGGACAAACGTTGTTGCGGGAACTTTCCCAAAATCAATTATGAATGGATACACTAAACTGACACCGTTGGGCGTTTGTCGACACACTGATCCGGTAAAGTTCGATATATTTATAAATACTACTAATGGGGTGCAGTTCTATACCCGTCAAGATATGCCCGCCAATACTGGTTTTCCGGTAGAAACGGCGTATATTATTCACAACTAGGAGGTTACAGCGCATGTTAATTTACTATTTTGATGAAAAAAACATCTATACTCATACCGACCTCATCGATGATGGCGGTACAGTGCCACAGAACGCAACTACTGTAGCACCTGTTGATTCAAACGGTGTGGGTCTGTACGAACCTGTCACGTGGCACGCAGATACAAAGACGTGGTCTGGAGCTACTAAAGAGGAGTATGATGCGGCTCATCCGGCTGATACAGTATCTGTGACGCCTACCGCTGATCAGCAGGCACAGGCTCAGCAGATGCTCGCCATGGCCAACTTGACAAACCAGGTTGCCATGCTGCAGAAGACGGTTGCGACGCTGATGGTTCAGAATGCAGATTCGAAGGAGGAAACGAAGAATGTATAGTTATGATATCGTAAGTGAATTTTATAAAATGGGCCTTTTCACTAAAGAAAATGTGCAGCTTTTTGTGAAGGTCGGTCTTTTTGCCAAGTCTGACTATGCCAAGATGTTCCCGGAAGATACGGTAACGGCTTAACTAATATGTACGTGGAGGGTGGGTAGGATAATAAGATTGAGGTGATAGTTTGATTCATGGGTTATGGGGACTGAGTTGGGGAGAAATCCTCAGCTTAGCTACCCTAATAGGGGTTGTTACGACTGCGTTGAGCAAGCTGCTTAAAAAGGGCATGTCAGACGTATTGTCGCCGCTTAGAATGTCGCTAAATGAGCTTAACGACAATTTAAAGACGCTGAATTCCAATTTTCACAAGCAAGAAGTTGAAATTGACAAAATTAATGACGACCTGAGACGTCATGATCTCAAATTGGTTGAGCATGAAACTGAAATCCATGCGCTTAAGGAGGAATCAAAAAATGGTTGATAAAATTAAGAAAGCATTGTACAACGCAGATGGTACGCTTAACAAGACTGTGTTGGTTGCGCTCGTTTCTGCGATTCTGTTGTTAGTACAGCAACTGGCTCAGATTATGGGACTGGATTTGACGGGAAAAATTGCATCAGCACAGGACTGTATCAATACAGTACTGACTATTCTAACGATTCTTGGCGTTGTATCGGTGCCAAAGGACGGTGCAACGCATGAAAAATAAGATTAAAATCGTAATTGCTGGCCTTGCTTGCGCGGGACTTTTTTTATGCGGTCAAAACGTGCAGGCAAATCGATTAGGTCAGGACGTATCTAGCTATCAATTGAGTGATTTTGAGTACATGCTACAACGCAAACAGTTAGGTTCTGACTTTACAATTGTCAAGCTAGGCGGTTCCGGTGGCTTTGAAGGAGAACATTATCAAAATCCAA